GCGCTGGGTGTCGCCGTTGCGGCGCCACTGCTGCTGAGCGCGCCAGGAAACGTCCAGGCGTAAGCGCTGATGGTCGAGCCGATACAATACGATTGCGAGCCATCAAAATTGATGGCAACATCTGCCCCGCTCAGCCAAACACGCCGGTGCGGCCCGGCCATGGCCACTGGCGAGAAATTGGCATGCTGGTCGCTGTAGGCGATATCCTCGTCCGCGTATAGGACTCCGTCTGAGTAGGCGAACAATTTGCGCCATAGCTTTCGCTCGTCGATGACCGTGACATAAACATCGTTGGCGAAATGTACATCGCTGGCAACACCGATATAGATCCGGCTGCTGGTGGCGGCTTTGCGCACACGCGCCTGGCCCAAATCATCCGCGCCGGGGATCGATCCTATCAATGCGGTCATGCCCGCCAAAATATCGGTATAGGCGCCGCTGATCACATTGTCAAAACCGAAATCACGCACCAGATCGGTCGTGGCAAACGTTTCATTGATCTGCGCCGCAAAAACCACGTTCGGCGCGTCAAAATCGATGTACAGACGCGCATACTGTCCATCCTCGCGCAGGGTGGCAAGTTGATCAACGCTCAGGCTCATTCTTCCACCTCGACCTCGACCAGGAAACTATGTTCAATGCGCAGGTTCTGCGACCAATAATTCTCCTGGTCTTCCTCCAGCGGCCAGCGCATGATCGACTGGAAGATGTGCAGCGCGCCATCGTCCAGTGGAGATTGGATATAAACTTCTTCAGACAACCCTGGGCAATAGGCCTTGAGCTGGTTACGGGCCGCAATCTCGTCGAACAAGGGAAAAATCCAGATCAGGCCCGGCGCGCCCATCCCGCGCAGGTGACCGTTGTCCAGCTCCTCGGCATCCGGGTAGCGCATGGGGATGACATTCGGGATCGGGATTGGGATGGCAAAATCATCCAAATCAACCATCGTTTCCAGCGTCGCGCCAATCTTGAAATCGCTCATGCAGGCCTCAATCCTCGAACAACTTGTTTGCCAAACTTATCCAGGCGTTGATCAATCACGCGGTTGACATCCCGTATTGACAGCCCACCGGGCAGGTTGTAGGTGTTGCTGTTACTCTGCCGGTTGACTTGCTGGACGCCGGCGCGGGTTGTTTGCCCGATCGTGTTGGCGATCTGGTCCGGACGGATGGCTTTGGCAAAATCGAGCATAAAGCCCAAGCCGCTCATGCGCCCCAGCCAGCCAAATTTGCGCGAAGGGCTGCGCGCATCCAGCACTCGCCGGGCAGCTTCAAAGGCGGCCTTGGCCGCTTTTTGGACGGTCGATACCAACCCGGCGATGCTCTGCGCAACCCCCAGAATCATGCCGGCAATAATGTCGCGCCCCAGGCGGGACCAGTCAAAGCGGAATATTTTGATGATGTTATCGCGCAGCCGGCCAAACCATTCAGCAACCCGGCGGGCGCCAGAAGATACAGATTGCCCGAGCCACTGCCAGCCTTTGGTAAAGTAATGCTTGATGATGAACCACAACTGCTCGACCGTTGTGGTGATGCCCATGAAGTTGGTTTTGAACGCGGCATACACAAAAAACAGGGTTGCAGCGATCAGCAGTAAGGGCAGTATCACGGCCGCCGCGCTGGCCAGCAAGGCCCCCAGAGCCGGTAAAACAGTGCCGGTGATGACAGCCCCGATCGATGCCAGGGCGGGCGTTAGCGCTGCCACACCGCCGGTGATGGCAGGCCAGGCCGTGACCGTTCCGCTGATCAGGCCAATCAACGTGCCAAGCCCCGATAAAATCGGACCTAAAGCGGCAGCCAGACCCAGAAGTACCAGTACACCTTTTTGCGCCGGTTCAGGCATGGCGTTGAATGCTTCGAGCATTTTGTTAAGCGCCGTAACCACCTGCAGCGCAACAGGGAGAAGATTTTTTCCCAGGGTGCGCAGCAAATTTTCGAACTGGGCCTGTGAAATCCTTGTTTGATTGGCCAATCCGCCGCTCGTCTCGGCAAAATCGTTCATGGCCGGGTTGAGCTGCTCATCCAGCGCAATCGCATTCAGGATGATGGCGCGCTGGTTGGCAGTCAGGTTTTGGGTATTCTCGGCGATCAGCCCGCGCGCGATGCCAAACGTTTTCATGTAGGCGTCGTTGATGAAAGGGAAATAGCGCTGGATCGGCTCGTACTGGCCCCGGATGGCCGATTGCCAGGCATCCGAGACATCCGCTACCTGAGCGTTGTGAAAAGACGCCAGATCTGCAAAATGTTTAACCGCGCCTTCAGAGAGTGCAGCTGTATCCTTGATGCCCATCCCACCCGCTTTTAGGGCCGCGGCGATCGACGATGAATAATCCAGGTATTTCTCTGCGCTCAGGCCCAGGGCTGTATCGGCTTTTTCAGCGTTTTCGAGCACGCTATCAGACATATCCTCGAAAACGACAACAGCCTTGTTTTTTGTTTCCTCGAAATCCGTGGCCGTTTTGAGCGCAGCGCCTCCCAGCGCCAGGATAGGCAAGGTGAGGCCAATTGTCAGCATGTTGCCGACGTTTTGCATGACCGCGCCAACTTTTAGACCGATTTGCGCCAATCCCTGAAGTTGCGCTTGGGCGGTCTTGACGGCCTGGGCAGCGTTGCGGGCTTCCTGCTCCAGCTTGCGCAGGTTGTCTGCCGCCGCCTTGATCTCCGGCGCGGCGGCCTTGGTCGCCTTCAGTCGTTCCAACTCTGCGCGCGCAGACGCCACCGCCATTTTGGCGGTCTTCAGGTTGTTTTCCAACGTCCTGACCCCGCCCGCGGCAAGCTGCATTGTATTCTTGAAATTTTTCAGGGCGCTAATGGCGCTGGACACGCCCGACTTGATGCCGGATGTGTCCAGTCCAACTTTCCCGTATGCGCTGCCAAGTAGCATGATTGCCTCACAGGGTTCCATCCGGCTTGAGCTTGGCCTTTTTGACAGGCTTCAGTCCCATAAGACGCGGATCTGCAAATTTCTTGTTTTTTTTCTTTGGCAATGGATCTTCACCATTTGCCAGATTTTTTTCTGCGCGCCTGCCCAGCCAAAGGCAGGCATTGTCTATCTCGATCGCGCCGATATCAGTCTGCATCCGCAGTATCGACGACGGGCGCACGCCGTACGCTTCGCCGATGTTGTGCAGTGCGATCAGGTTTTCCGGATTTTTCGCGAAATTTCTTGGCCATTGGGGCTACCTCCCGGTTGGCCCACTCGAAAATCTGCATCCGGTCATCGCCCGAAATTTCCTCTATTCCAAGACAATCGCTGCCGGGCTTGTCTTCAATGGGCGGCTCGACAACACAGGCTCGTACAACCCCGTTGACCAAGGCCCCAAACATATCGCTGCCGGCGAATTGGGAAAGGTCCACCGCCTCGTCTTTACCATCGGCTTCCTCGACGATCATATTGATCAACGTTTGTGGCAATTTGCCGAGCAGCATCAAATCTGTGATGCTCGCATCGCGCACAAACACGGTCAAATTCGATTGACCCAGGGTAATTTCGTGATATTGCCCAGCGCGATACTGCGCCAGGGTTTCAGCCCTGGCGAGTTTCGCCTGCTCCATCCGTTCGAGTACTCCCGCATCCATGATTACGCGTCCTCAGGGAGATCGTCGGCGGTTTCGTTCTGGATGATTTCCCAATCCAGCGCTTCGCCCTTGGTGGAAGTTTTTGTAAATTCGGCGTCCTGCAGGGGCGCTTCGAAACCATCCGTCAGCTTGGCATTGATGATGTGATAGTGCACGTCATCAGCGCCTACACCGAGCGCCTTGCCGTAGATGTCGAAATACGGTAGGCGGTTGGTATCGCTGCTAGCCAGGGTTGTGACCTGGTTTGGCGTGACCCCTGTGGTTGCGGGCGTCAGACCCATCATCATACCCAGGGTGGCTGAATCCAACCCCAGGTTTTCGATCTCCCACTCCACGCCATCCGGCGCGCTGGCCAGGGCACGCAGCCGGTCGCCGCCGCGCCCGCGGGCTGTCACCAGTTTCGGCTTGAACTTCAAGGTCAACCCAGCCGGCAATTCCTTGACCGTTGTTGCGACCTTGATCTTGATCTGATTCATTCCAAAAGGCATATCACCGTACATTTGACACCTCCGTGTTTTGAATAACTAACGTTTTCGAATGGCATTGAAACGTTGAACGGCCAGGGACGCTTTGAGAGCATCGTCCCATGTCCGCGCAATTTCTGTATTGAATTGAATCTCCCAGATGCCGATAAAGTGCTGCGCTTCGAGAAGCTGGTAGGTGCGCGGCAGCGCCAGATCAATGGCGCTATATCCGCTGCGCTGGTAGAAATAAATCACCAGCGGGGTTTGCACCGCTTCGATCTTGCGCGCCAGGGCGTTTTCCGTGCCGGTCTTGATCAGTGCGCAGGGCAGCAGTTCGGCATTGGCATCAAACGCCCCAGGCGTAAGCTGGCGCGAGATTTCAGCAGCATCATGCACGCCGCCTGTGAGTGAGGCCATCAGGGTTGCATCGGCCAACAACAAGGCTTTGACATCTGCGATCAGGGTCATTGCATCCTCGCCGAGATTTCATCGAACTTATCGAAACACCACACCCCAAACGCCTGGGCAATTGGGCTTTCGAGCAGGCTGTTGCCCAGATCTGATCCCAGGCTGGCCGCGTACTGGTCCATGCCCGGGAAGCCCTGCCCGCTGCGTACCCAACCCGCGAGCTGGTCGCCGAACGAATTCAGGTCTTGCACGGCGCGCTTGTCGCAAAAGCAGTGCGGGTGCAGCGGCAGGATAATGGTGCCCTTCGGGTAAACCCCATCGCTGTTTTCGCCGCCATGCACCACATCGTCACAAATATCCGGCTTCGGGTGGCTGCCGCTCAACACGATGCGCTCCTGCTCGATCCAGGGCATGGCTGCCATGCGGTTGTCGTTGGCCAGGTGATGCGTGCGCTGGATCTCTGTCCGCGCCAGGCGCAGGGCGTTGTAGCTGACGCCTTTGCCAGCGCAATCGTCACCAGAGAGCAGGCCGCTCAGGTCGCCTTTGGCTTTATCGATCGAAGAGACCACATTCAGGCGGGTATAGGTCCATTTTGGACAATCCTTGCCCGCTCCAAGAAACTGCTCCAAATCCTTGGCCAACTGCCAGGCGCTTTTTTTATCGACGACAGCCTGCATGATGGCCGTGCTCATTCCCTCACGGGTGTCGCGGTCGAGCCGCCAAAGTCGGCTCGAAAACTGCAAACCGTCCGGGCCAGCCAGCCGCATGGCAGCATCGATGATCCAACGCAGCTGCGCGTCAAATACACCTTCAGCAACTGTGGCTTCAGATAATCTGGTCTTCAGCGCAGGTACGATCAACTTCTCGTGATAGGCCGCCTGCACCCCAAACGGCAGGGATGCCCCTTCGCGCAGTCCCAGCCCGATCAGCGTTTCCAAACTCGTGAAGGTGTCGCCCCAGGCTTTGCTGATTTCGACCTGGGTGCGGTAAGCCGCTGCTGTATCCATGCTGCCATCTTCGCCAGCATTTGCAAGAATCAGGACCCGGGCAGAATTTGAAAAATCGCCAATGATCTCATGCACCCGACCGGTAAGGTACATCATCAGGCGCATCAGCCCGACCTGCTGCCAGGCATAAAGATTGTTGAGCGGGATGCTGGTAACTTTTTCCATTACGCCAGGCCTCCCCTCATCTGCTGCATAATATCGGCCATCCGTTGGGCTGCATCCTGGTCGTCTGCGCCGGCGTCCAACATATCCGGGTCGATGTTCGGCAGGAAGAGTGACACGACTGCCCGCACGACCTCCTCGCTATAGCCCAAAATGCGCAGGCGCATGGCTGCATCCGTAATGTCACGGATATCGGCGGCTTTTACAATTGATTTGGCGCGCCATTCGATCGTGTACTTCACACTCGGCGGATAAATGCCATGCAGCAGCCACTCCAGTTCGAGAAGCGGCACAATCACCTGGGACGAGACCCAGGTGCGCAAAACATCCAGGGTCTCGTCGTACTCTTCCTTTTTCATGCCGAGCGTATCGCGGTTGAGACCCTCGCCGTATGCAACCAACTCCATCGGCACCTCGCCGCTGGCAAACATGGTCGCAATGTGATGCTTGATATCGCCGATTTTTTCCAGATCGCCATCGCCCTGCACGGACGCAATCGATCCCTTGCGATTGGTGAAAAAATCAGCAATCGCCGAGAATGGATTTTGCAGTGCCAAAGCATTGTCTTCCTTGTACTTTTCCAACTCGGCAGGGGTGGCGCCTTCCAGGGCATGGATATAGCGCATCCCTGAGCGGGTTTTACGCCGCACGGCTACATCCACTTCCCCCTCGGTTACTTTTTTATATGGACCGGTGCCGCTCGACATCATCGGCGAGCCGTAGCGTTCGCCCTCGTCATGCTCCCATCGGGCATGGATGATCTCCCAATCGGCGAACCAGGTCGCATCCTTGGGTGGCTGCGGATACAACGATGCATTTGCATGCATCCAGAACGCGCGCGCCGGGTCGTCGAAAAGATCTTCAGTGTTGGAATTTCTGCGCATCTGTTTAACAGGCTTGCGGGTCACGCCAACGATTTCGAGCGCAGCGCTGATCTCAGTCTGTAGGAAGAGATCGCCGTCCCGGGCGGCCAGGCGCACATAATCATCCAGGCGGTGATTTAACTTAAGCCGCTCCTGCAGCGCGCGGGCAATTTCCATTGCGCGTTTATCCGCGCTGCGGATGATGTACCCACCCTTGACCACATCCCGGCCCAGTTGCCGGTGCATCTTTTTGATGCGCGGATCGGCCTTGTACATGGTTTGGCACACATCCAATATCCGCAAGCGCTCGGTTTCAGCGCCAAATGTCTGCATCAAGCTGTGAGCCGTTTTATTGGCCGAAGTAGGCAAGCTGGTTTTGGTGGTTTCGGGCGTCTGACTTGATGGCTTATTTCGCCGAAATACCTGATCGATCATATTACGCAGCATAGGCTTTCCTTATCAACCGCTCAAGGGCGGGTAAGTTTTCTTCGATGGTACTCATGATGATGGCGTAATTGCCGCCATGTGATAATTCCAAAAATTTTCCGTAAAAAACCGTGTGACCCAAAACAATAATGATTTCATCCTTGCCTGCGCTGACGACTTCGACATCTGTCATCAAGGCTTTGGCTTCAGCAGATACATCGCCTTGCATTTCTCCATGCCCGAAACCGTCCACCGCGTAAAACAGGCCGCTGCGCGCATTGGCCGTGCGATCCGTCCAGGCCGCGTTTTCGCGCGCCAGATCCTGGATATGTTGTCCCCAGGCATTTGCCGCTGCGTATAGAGCAGCCTCGACCCGGTTACCGTAATCTTCGATGTCCTGCGCCAGATCATCGGGAGAGCGCACCCAGACGAAGCCGCTATTGGACAAGTTCGGCCTCCGCCTGTGTGCCCGTGTCGCGGTTGGGTCGCACAAATTTGATGCGGTACACCGCGCCATTCAGGGTGAAACGATCGTCCAGGGCAATATCCATCTCCGCTGCGCCGCTGACCAAAATCCCGCCCCGGCTTTCTGCGCCGCTCTCACTCCTGAAGCGGCTGCCGCTCGATAGCCTGGCAATCCGGGCTTCCTGGGCGGCCAGCGTGGCATCCCCGCGACGCAGCGCAATGCTGGCCGGGCGGTCTGCGCGGATCTCGTTCCGGATCCGGGCGATTTCAGCAAGGTCGGCTGCGGTCATCATGGCTGGTATTCTCCGTAGACGGTCGCCGGGCCGTTATAAGCTCTACAGGCTGCCTGGTATTCTGCCAGCCTGGCATCGCGCTCTGCGATCATGCCTTGCACGCCGCCCGATTTATCGAACGATTCGTCGCCGATGCGATATGCCCAAACCCCGCCGCCCTCAGCGTTGACCAGCAAGGTCTTGGCCTCGGCCTGGGCCTTGAGCAGCACGATCTTGGCTTCAGCATCGCCCAGGTCGGCATATTCCGCGCTTTCGCCGGTACCGGTCAGCGCCCAACCCGCCATGTAGCGCAGGGTGCGCGTCTGGATGTATGTGGGTGTCGGATAAAACGTGATTTTGCGGTTGGAAATCGTATGGCGCTCTCTGCTCAAGCCGTTGATGCCATTGACCGGCACCAAACCATTGGAAGTGATCGCAACCCCATCCAGCTCCATCCGCGCGGAATACAACTTGATAATCTTTACAAAATCAGCAGGCAGGTCATAGGTGGCCGTGCCAGCCACAACCGCCAATTCGCTGATTTTCTCGCGGGCGCATTGCAGTGAGAAATCCAACACAGCATCGAGCACGGCGCTTTGGTATTGCGCCGCACTTGGCACATTGTTCCGAGCCGGTATTTTGGATTGCAGTTCGGCGACTAAGGCGGTCAAAAGCATGGTTTACCTCCTCAGGTGCGGACCGTTGCCGGTCCGCACCCTTCGGGAGAAAGTGATCAGCCTTCAGGGGGCGGCTGCTGATCGTCAAGGGGAAGTTGCGGCGGCTCCAAGGTTTCCTTTTCCTTTTTGCCGGTGGGTTTCTTTTTGGCGGGTTTCTTCTCGCCAACAATTTCAATGTCTTTGTTGTCTTTGGCCAATTGCTCGGCCAGGGCTTCCGGAACCTCGCGCGTTTCCTTGGGATACATGTATTTGCCCAGGATCACGCGTTCAGCTTTACCTGTGTAGCGAATTATGCTCATGATTTTTACCTTTTCCGGGCCAGCCCCGGGCCCCATGGATATGCCCGGAGCTGGCCCATCGAAACTTACGCCATAATGACGTACGCGCCTTTTTCGGGCACCGGCGCATCCGAGCCGTTGAACTCTTCAACGTAATACTGGTCGTTGGCTTTCAGCTTCAGATTGCTGTCAAAGCTGGGATACGGTCCCTTGACCAGCATGGCCTGGAAGATGCGGTGCATAACGATCTGGCGGTTGATGGACTGGAAGTAGCCATCCGGGTGCTCGGTGGACCAGAACACCGGCAGGCCGTTGATCGAACCGGCGAACCCATTGCCCATTCGTTCGTCGCCAGGGCGCTTGCCGGCAGCGGTGAACCCGCTCCAGTGCGAGAGCTTTTCGACGTTGGTCAGGCTCGAAAGGTAGGAAGTCGGCTCATAGTAGCGGTTCGCAACCTTGACCCTGGCCGTGCCCAATTTTTGCACCAGCAGATCCAGGCTATCGCTGGCAGCTGTCCAGGTGCCGCCGCTGTTGTTGGGGACCGACAAAACCGCGCTCAGGCTCAGGTAGATCAAGCCATTATCGATCTTGCGGCGCACCTGCTTGACCAGGCTGTCCAGGGTGCGGCCAATGGCATCCCAGCCAAGCTGCGAGCGACCGAACACAATCGCCTCGCGGGTGACTTCATCAGCCAGGCGGTCTGCAGCGATTTCGAGTGTTTTGGACGCCAGGGTCAGCTTGCCGCGCTCGATGCCCACGTTTTCACCCTTGCGGATGGCCGTGTACGAATAGGCGGTCAGGTGCAGCACGTCAGCGGCAGTGATATCGCCGCCGGTGAGGGCTTTGATACGCCCATTGGCATAATCGACAACATAATCGCTGCCATAGTCGTAGGTGGTATCTTCGGCTTCGTTTTTGACCACCAGCGTTCCGGGGGTGATGCGTTTGTTGGCCAGGCTGTACCAGGTGTCGAGAGCTGCGATGGTAACAACCTCGTCAGCCGAGATCGCGCCGGTATAACCGGTCTCGCCGCTGAAAGTCTCATAAAAGATTTTTGACGGGGCCTGGTCGGTGGTGTCCACATCGAAGATGCCCAGGGCAACCAGCGCCGGGAAGGCTTCTTCGATGACGGAGCGGCTGACCGAATACGGCAGGTTCAGGTCGCTGGTGGTTTCGGCTTCCTGCAGCAGGCGCGATTCCAGCATCAGGTGCTGCTTGTTGTCGCGGTCGAATTTTTCCAGGATGCGGGCCGTAACATCTTCGTTGACGGTGCGCGTGTTGCGGAAATCCGGCCGGCGATTATGATTCTCGCGGCGGATCGATTCGGCCAGTTGAAATGCACCGCGCGCAAATTCCGGCACGCCAGTCTCGGCTTCGAGCACCGGCGCCACGCCAGTGATACGGCCGGTAAATCCGCGGGCTTCGAGCTTGCGACCGGCAAAGATCTTGTCGTACTCTTTGCGCTTGGCTTCCACCAGGCTTTTGACACCGGCCGCATCCTGCGGGTTGGCCGAGCGGATGCCCTCAACGAAGGTTTTATTGCCTTCATCCCCGTAGGGAAGTTCTTTGGTGGCTTCGTCGATGGCGACGGTGATCGCCTGCGAGCGCTGAGACTCGTCAAAACGAGTGGCTTTTTCACTCATTTCGCGCAGGCTTTCGGAGATATTGACCTTCGACAGGTCGATCTTCATCGCTTCGCTGACCTTGCCTAACAGCGTTTGCAACTGCGATTCGGACATGGCCCGGAGTTGATCCTCCGAAACATTTGTGAACAGGTCTGGGCGCGCCTCAAGCAGCGCCAGGAGTTTTTCGAGCAGGTTCATTTTATTTTCCTCCAGTTGTTTGGATTCGTAATAGGTAGTGCCCGCTTCCGGGTCACTTTGTTCGTTTTGCGCGGTTAGGTCATAGCCAGTAATTACCAGCTCCGTGATTTCCTCGACATTTCTGTTTTCTCGCTTCACGATTCTGGAATCACCATTTGCGCGTTGACTTATACCTGGTCGAACACCACCCTTCATCAGAGCGCGGATGTCCTTGCCTTTGGCTGTGCCAAGCAAATTGCCTTCCAGCAATACCTGGCGGCCATCAAAAGTGACGTTGTCCCAATTGATGACCGTTTCCATAAGCATCGAACGCCGATTGCCCTTATCCTCAGGGTGATCTGCCTCCCCAGTAGTCACCGATAAAATGCGGCCTTGACCTGCACTCTCGTTCAGATGGGCTTTTAACTGCTGCACCGCTGCCTCGAGCACACGCGCCGGATAAATACGATAGTTGCCATTGATGACATCTGCTGTTATGCCGATCCCTTTGATGCGCCAGGGACCATCGAGATTGTCATCATCGGCTTCTGATTCGTTCAGCGTCAGCGATTGATTGATGCTTTCAACCAGCCGCTTGCCTTTTTTTCTTTTTTGGCTTTCGCCAATTTCTGCCATAGTTTCTTCCTGGCCAGCCGGGCGATAAGTCAACTCGACTACTGGCCAGGGCTGCGAGCCGAACTCAAATCCGCTCTCAGACTTGGAGAACTCAACCCGATAAAACTCATCAGGCATAAGCTTGGCGTTGGCGCCGGATCCGTAAGTGCTGACGATCAAATGATCGGTAAACACTTCTTCCACCGAATACCAACCACCTTCAGGATCTGGAAATTTATTGCGAAAAGCCGTCAAGATCTCCATTCTCTGGTAATCCAGCGAGCCTTTTGTAATTTCCTCGAGCTTTTTTCCTTTATATTTCATAGCCTGCCTCCTAATAGATTCCTGCTGGAACACTGAAAATTTCTTCACTGCTGACCACCATCGCCGGGCTGCTGGCCGGGCGCTGATTGTCCCTGGCATCCTCAGCGATCATCTGCACGCCACCGCTGGCGGTATCCACCTGGTCATCATATTTGCCTGTCGGGAAGGAAATCGCCTCGCGGATGAACTGTAAATTCCAACCGCCGCGCACCAGGCGGACCTTGCCTTTGCGCGCCCGGCTGCGCAGTGGTCGCGCGCGAGTGACCTTGTCGCCGTTGGGCTGGATGGCCAGTATTGTTTTATCGATCAGGCGAGGATCCTTCATCAGGTCAGACCAGACCAAAGACTGGAAGGCAACATCTTCCAGACCCCAGATCGTTTCGCGCTCATCTGGGTCGAGCATCCAACCCACCAGGTCGTCGAGAAACTTTTCGAGTTTTCGCTCGCGCAGCATATCGCGCAGGTACAAATATCCCTGGCTGTCCATCGCCTCGGCGACCACAGCGTTGTAGTCGCTGATGGCTGTTTTGCCGAGCGCCAAATCGACATAGGCGTACCACTGCAAACCCTCGGGCACCGTCCCAGGCTCAACAATCGGGAAATCAGTTTCTTCGAAGAAACCACCCGAGACCTGGGCCGGAAGCTGCTGGCCCTGACTGATAAATTCATCGTCGCCGATGTTCTGGCGAATGCGTTCGGCCGCAACTTCGTTATATTTTTCAGGCCAGAGTGCCTGGCCAGGCTTGCGACCGAGCGGGTCGCGCATCGGGATATAAATGCCGCGCAGCAGGTTTTCCTGGAACTGCTCTTGGTTCTGCGGGTATTCGTTGGCTTCCAGGGCCAACATCGGCAGGTGGATCACTTCCCAGGGTTCGCCCATGCCGCTGGCCATTTCGATCAGCAGCTCGCCGGTAAGATCAAGCGGGTGCCAGCGCGTATGAATGACAATGATCGCGCCGCCATCCTCCAAACGGGTGTAGGCCGAGCCGCGATACCAGCGCATCACCGACCTGCGATAGTTTTCACTGTCGGCCTCATCCCGTTTTTTATAAGGGTCGTCGATGATCAGCAGGTGAGCACCCTTACCAACGATACCGCCGCCGATGCCGGCAGCAGTCACGCCGCCGCGGTGATTTTGCAGGGACCAGTTCGCCCGCTTGCGGGTTTCCTGGCTGACCTCGACCGGGCCATCGTCATCATAGGTGCCCAGTTCGCCGAACAGGGCTTTGAACCCATCGCTCGAAACGTAATCGCGGATTTTGCGGCTGTCGTCTTCGGCCAGATCTGCGCCGTAACTGGTAACCATGACGCGCTTGTCCGGCAGGCATCCCAAAAGCCAAGAAGGCAGGAGCCGGGTTACTTCCTCGCTTTTGCCATGCCTGAACGGCATATTGATGATCAAACGGCCAATGCCTTGCTTGCCACCGGTCTCGATGTAGAGCTTGACCTGCTCCAGCTTTTGGGCCACATAGCGGTGAGCGCGCGCCGGTTTGTACCAGGGCGCCACATAGGTCGAAAAGTCGATCAGGTGCCGGCGGGCTTTTTCCCGCCGGGCCCGCTCAGCCAGAGCATCAAGCGGTGTAATCATCGCTAAGCTCCTCATCGTCCTGCAGCTCACCCTGCAATTGCCTCATCAACTCTTTGATCTTTGCAGGATCGCCGCTCAGCGCATCCAGTTCGGCGTCCGACATATCCCGGACCGTACTTTTTGCCTTGCGGGTGATTTCAAGCTTTTTGTTTTCGCTATAGTCGCCAGTCATGGTCAGGTAAATCCGCCGGTCCGGGCTGTGCTTGTAATCGACATCAGATGCAGACACCTTAAGTGCGCGCAAAACATCAGCGCGCGTGTCGAGCATCTCAGATGCTTGCAGATCGGCGATCAACTGGTCGAGAGTCGGGTGCTTTTTGCGCCAGGTCGCAATAACCCGGTCGCTGGTCAGTCCGAGCACGTTCGTTGCAAGCTCTTCCTGCGACTTTGGCCAGCGCCGCGATTTCGGCATGGTGCTCCAGGCCACCCAGGCCGCCATGCGCCACGGCCAGCCAGCGTTGATCAAGTCGTGATACGTGTCAGCCCAATCGGCATCGCCGTTCCCATCCTCGACGTAACTCTTCAGGGCCTGGTGGGCAGCCTGCGCCCGGATGCGCACATCCGCAGCCGTAAGCGGCAATACCGCATCCCGGCCAGATTCATCAGCGGCAGCAATATCGTGCTCACTGACAAAGTTTTCGAGTTCGAGCTGGGTCACTTTACGAATAGCCATTACCTACTCACTCACTTTTCAGGAAATCGATCATCCTGTTGATCATGTCGCGGCGCCCATCCATAAACCCGCGGTTGTAATCGTTCGTGTCGCTGGGTGGTGCTCCGTTATTGCTGACATTGCATAGATAGGTACCGGTGGGCAGGCGCACACAAATGTATGCATCCTGATCCCGCTTTTGTGGGTGGATGATCTTGGCCCATTGTTCGGTTGTTTTCTGGCCTGGGTCATCCAGCAGACGAATAACTTCAAATTCCTGACCATTCTTGGCGTCATCAAGCACAGCAGCACCGGCATTTGGCCCGCGCCTGATTTTTACAATTGGTTTGCTTACGGTCAGCATCAGAGTCATTGTTGTGTCTCCGTGA